GGTTCACGTAGGCGGTGGCCTGCGTCAGGATGCCGTTGAGGTTCAGGCCCAGGCCGCTGCCCTTGAGCAGCTGCGCCTCTTCCTTGACCTTCAGGCCGTACAGCAGCCGGCCGTCGATGTAGCTCTGCAGCATCGCCACATCGGCCAGCACCTGCTTGGACGCACGGATGTAATGCGCGATGGTGATCACCGGCGCGGTGTCCAGGTCGAACGTCAGATCCGACTCCGGCTTCGGATTGCTCGGGTTCTCGGCCACCGGCGCGGCGTTGTTCGTGAAGCCGGCCTCGCGCACGTACTCGATGCTGTTGCTGCTGGTGGTACCCCAGTTGAGCAGGTCGCGCAGGAACAGCCGCTGGTTCGGCGGCACGATGATGCCGGGCACGCGGTGCGGCTGGATCAGATCGCCCGCCGAGCCCGCGCCGCTGGTGACGGCGGCATGGATGCTGCCAACTTTCACGGCCACCGCGCCGCGCATGCTGGCGTTGAAGCCGGTAATGGCCTCGTTCTCCACCACCATTTGGCCCAGCGACTTGGCCGAGCCGGGCATGCCGCCGCCGTTTTGCATCTTGGCGATGACCTGCTCCATGGCCTTGTGCGCGGCCTGCAGCTCGCTCTGCGCGGTCAGCAGCTAGTCGACCTCGGCCTTCGTCTCGGCCGAGAGCTGCGAGTGGGCCTTCAGCTCCTTCTCCGCTTTCTCGGCGTAGGCCTTGAGGTCGTCGCCCACCTTTTTCAGGTCGGCCTGCACCTGCTTGTACTCGGCCTCCACGGTGGTGCCGGCCATGCCCAGCATGGACAGGCCCGCCAGCACATCGGTATGGGCGGCGAAGAAGCCGGCGACGTCCAGGCCTGCGGCCTGCGCACCGAGCGAAACGGCTGCCAGGGCCAGGGCGGCCACGCGCAGAATGGATTGGGTTTTCTTCATGATCGAATTCCTTTCAACGGGTTGGGAGGATGGATGCCAGCGACGCCGAGAGGGCGCGTGCCTGGCCGGTTGCTGCAAAGTCGGCCTGACGGCCGCGCCCGGTGGGATCGCCCTCACCGCCGCCGGCGGGATCTCCCGCGCCGGCTTTGAATTCGCTGATGAGGCGCATGGCCTCGCTCTTGGGCATGCCGCTGGCGCGCAGCGCCGCCTCCAGGCGTCGTGCCGCGTGGGCCTGCGCCTTGGCCTCGCCCTGTTTCACCTGGTCGGAGGGCAGCAGCTCGTCCGCGAAGCCCTGCTCGATGGCCGAGCTGCCGCCGATCCAGCTCTCGGCGTCCATCAGCTTGGCCATGGCCTTGTTCTCGGCGCCGGTACGGGCCGCGTAGATGTCGGCCATCGCCGCGTCGAACGGCTCCAGCCAGTCGGCCAGCTCGCGATAATCGTTGCGGTTGCCGGCCGCGATGACCCAGGCGTTGTGGATCATCAGGAAGCCGGCGCGCGCGATCTGCACCGTGTCGCCGGCCATGGCCACGACCGACGCCGCCGAGGCGGCCAGGCTCAGCACTTTCACGGTTACATGGCCCTCGTGCTCGCGCAGCAGGCTATAGATCGCCAGGCCCTCGAACATGTCGCCGCCCGGGCTGTTGATGTTCACGGTGACCGGGCCCGGGCCCAGCGCGCGCAGCGCGGCGGCCACGCGCCGCGCCGTCACGCCGTCGCCCGTCCACCAGTCGTAGCCGATGACGTCCATCACGCTGATGGTCCGCTCCTGTTCGCCCTCGGCCGCCGCTTGGACGCCCGGCTGCCAGCGGTCGAAGGCCGCCGGCAGGATCTCGCTGCGCACGCTGGCGCTCGGCCTGCCCGTCGGGGCGGCCGGAAGAGTTTTCAGGCTCATGTCAGTCCTTCGTAGGTTCGGGGTCGTTCACCCCGAGAAAGCCGCGCAGCGCGGCGCGCGCGGCGTTGGCATCGCTCTGCTGGCCCAGGCCATCCAGCGTCGTCATGGCGCTCTGCACCGTCAGCACCGCGGCATTGCCGCCCATGGGCTCCCGGTCCTCGAGCTCGCGCACCTCGTCGCGGGTCAGCACGCCGTTGTTGACCATCGCGGTGTAGAACGCAGCGCGGCCGGCGCTGTCGCCGCGCAGCAGGCCCTCGACGCTGAATTTCGGGTAGAAGCGCAACCGCTCGGCCGGCGTGAGCAGGTCCTTGGCCACCGACTGCTCGATGCGCGTGAGCCAGGGCCGCAGCGTGTAGGTCAGGAAGCCGATCGTCTGCTGCTCGATGCCTGTACCCCAGCTGGTCGACTTCTCGCTGTGGCCCACCATGAACGGCGGCACACGGAACCAGCGGCAGATCTCTTCCACGCTGAAGCCCCGGCTCTCCAGCAGTTGCGCGTCGTCAGGGTTGATGCCCAGGCTCTTGGCCTCGATGCCGCCCTCCAGCAAAGGCGCCTGGCCCATGCGAATGCGCTCGCCGATGTTCTTGTGGAACTCGTCGCGCTGTGGTTGCTTCAGCCACTCCTTGATGGTGTAGAACAAGCTCTGCAGTCGCCCACCGGTGAACGTGCGTGTGGCGAACTTCTCCGCCGACATCGCATTCCCGAACACCACAGATCCGTACCGGATCGCGCTCACGCCGCTCTTGCCGTCCAGGCTGAAGCCTGGCACCGTCCAGACCCGCTCGGCCGGGATGACGCGCTGCAGGCCCGTGTCCTCGGTGTAGCGCCAGTCCAGCACCCGCTGACCCTGGCGCCGGTTCGGCCACAGGCGCTCGGGCGCCAGGAACTCCAGCCCCACCACACGGCCGTTGTACAGCAGCTTCTCGGCCCGGCCTGCGCCACGCAGCAGCATCGCTGCCACCATGCTCTCCCAGAACACCGCCGCTGTCGCGTCGGGGTTCGGGATGTCGTGCAGCACACCGTGCAGCGGATGCTGCGGCGCGTAACGCCGTCCGGCGCCCACGCGCTCATGCATGCCGATGGGCAGCGTGGCGATGGTCTCGCTGATCAGCCTCACGCAGGCCCACACCGCCGAGAGCTGCATGGCTGTGCGCGGCGTCACGCTCACGCCGTCCAGATCGACGCCGAACACGTCGGCGCTGCCGGTGGCATCGCTGATGCTGGCCGACTTCGTCGCCATGGCCTTGACGGCTGAGGGCACGGCGCGCAGCGCGCCCCATGCCGCCCGCAGCCGGCCAGGCTGGCGAAGTGTTTGTGCCATCGGTTCGTCCAGTTATGAGTTCATGATGGCTGGCGCGGAGAAAAACCCGTTCATATCGCCATCACCATCCGTTTGCAGTGCCCGGCCCAGCGCCATCAACATGGCAATCGGGCCGTCGATCTTGTTCTCCGGCCGCTCCTTCGTCGGCTGCCGTAGTTCGTTGAACTTGCTCACCTTGACCACCAGGTTGCTGACCATCCAGGTCATCACCGGGTTACCGTCGTGCGCCAGCTGCTGCTCGAGCACCAGGTTCTCGACCTGGATCAACGGCGGCGTGAAGAACAGCGCACGCTGCGCGATCTCCACCAGCGGCAGGCCGTCCTCGATCAGCTTGCCGGCGAAGTACATCGACAGCGCTGGGTCGAAGGCGATCTCCTGCACGTCGAAATCCCGGCAGAGGTCTCGCAGGTCATCGGCCACCACGTCGAAGTCGGTCAGATCACCGTCGGTGACCTGCACATACCCCTGCCGCGCCCACCCGCTCAAGTGCGCGTTGCCGCTTTCCTGTATCGCCAGCTCGTTCAGATACAGACGTGTGCACACATGCCATACGCCGTCGACCCGGAACACCAGGCACACAGCCGCGAAGTCCTTCTTCTGCGCCAGGTCCAGCCCGATCCAGGCCTTGGCGCCGTGGTACGGCGACAGGTCGCGCAGCGCGGGGTTCGCGCAGCGGTCCCAGGCCCGCATGTCCATCCAGGGCGACTCGCCCGACACCCACACGTTGAGCCGCTTTGTCAGGAAGTTGCTCATGGCCGACGGCATCGCTTCGGCCTTGCGGGCCTGCGCCGCCATCTCGTCGGGCATCACAGACACGCCCCAGTTCGGATTCGCCTTCGCCCAGCTCGCCGGCGAGAACGGGTCGTCGCCTTCGTCGATCGTGTAGATGATCCCGAACACCCGGTCGTCGCGGATCACGCCGCCCAGAATCTTCGTCACGTGCGTGCGCCGCTCGTAACAAATGCCGCTGCGGTCAGTGCCTGCGGTGGTGATCGTCCACAGCAGCGACTGCTCACGAGCACCGCGGGCGGTGTCGATCACGTCGTACACCGCCCGCGTCTTGTGTGCATGCAGCTCGTCCAGCAGCGCGAAGTGGACATTGAGCCCGTCGAGCGTGCTGCCCTCTGCCGCCAGCGGCGCCGCCTTGCTCGATGTCGCCGCCACCGTCAGCGTGTGCTGCAGGATCGCCAGGCCCAGGTGGGTGCTCAGGCCAGGCGACTTCGCCGCCATCGCCTTGGCGTCGTCGAAGACGATGCGCGCCTGGTCTTTCGTCGTCGCGGCCGTGTAGCACTCCGCGCCATGCTCGCCGTCGGCGGTCAGCATGTAGAGCAGCGTGCCCGACCCCTTCGCGCTCTTGCCCTGCTTACGCGGTTCCTCTTCGTAGACCTCCAGGAAGCGGCGCAGCCTCGTTTCGGCGTGTACCCAGCCGAACACCGTGGTCAAGATGAAGCATTGCCACGGCTCCAGCGTGATCAGCCGACGCTCACGCGCCCATTTGCCCTTGATGTGCGGCAGCAACTCGATGAAGGCGCAAGGCCGCTCGGCGCGTGCCACATCGAAGACCCAAGGCCAGTCCTCGGACCGCTCCCGCGCCAGGTCGTCCAGTTGCCGCTGACACGCCAGGCGCACCCAGTTGCAGGCAGGGATCTCACCGGAAACCACCCCGTGCATGTAGCCCCGGGCGGCGTCGACATAGCGGCTCAATGCAAGGGCGACTGAGCGAACTGGGCGAAGCCGGTCGCGGCCTCGGGCTTGGGCTCAATCCCTGGTAGTTCGGGCTGCAGGTAGTTCGATGGCTGCACGCGCGCGCGGGCAGCAGGGCTCAAACCGAAGTGCATCAGGTGACGGTGCACCTGCAGGCGGTGCGAGCCGATCAACTGGACGATCACGCTTTGCTGCTCGTAGCCGCTGGGCGTGCAGGTGCGGCTCGCGAGGAAAACCGCCTCGGGGTAATCAACACCCTGGTCCTCCTGGATCTTCGCAACCTTCCCCTTGAAAGCTTCCTCCAGCTCGGCCAGCCGTCCATACGCCTGGCAATACAGCGCGAGCGCTGTCCGGTCGATGTGGCTGATCAGCCCGAGGTCCTGCAGGTGTGGTGTGATCCGCTTCCACTCCCTCGCCGCTTCCTTGCTCAGATGGCGCGGCGCCGGTGGCGTCGCAATCTCAGGGTTCACCCCGTCGGAGAGGTTCAGTGCCCGCTTGCCCGGGTTCCCGCGCAGCGCCTTGAGCGCATCGGGCGTCGGCAGAGGTCCGCGCTTGCCCATTGGTGAGACTCCAAAAATTGTGGGTGATGAAATGCCCAGGCCCGGCGAGGTACCCCCCTCCCCAAAACCTGCGCACGCAAAAATTTGGTTAAGCGGTCGGTTTCCGTTCGAGATTGGCTGGACTTTTGCCCCACCCCTCCCCGCCCAGATCACCAGCCGCGCGATCTCGCCTGCGCCCGCAGGCGCTCGGCCAGGCTCTTGGCCTCGTGGCAGTCGGCGCACAGGCCCTGCGTGTTCGAGGCCACGTCCTCGCCACCCTCGCTCAACGGAACGATGTGATCCCGCTCCGTGGCCAGACGCACGACGCCATTGAGCTGGCACAACGCGCACAGCGGCTGGCGCCGGAACAGCTCCGCGCGCTCGGCCTGCAGGCGCCGGCCC